CTTGCACGCTTCCAGTAAATCCGGTGCAGCGGCAATAAGGCGGGCGTTGTCCTTTCGTTCTTCTGGCGGTGCTACTAAACCTCTTATGTGTGAGGGTGTTTTTGTGGAAGCAATAAATGTCGCTGGTTCTTGTATAACAATGCGGTCAAAATCAACGTATGGTTTTACTTCCCATTTTCCTTGTGTAATCATTTTAAGCTCCTTTTCATAAAGTTAGTTTAACACTTTAGGCTTCTTTGAAGATTTCACCTGTAATCGTATTAAGCAACCAGGTAGATTGAATCATCGCCCAGCCGTCTTTTGAAAATGGGTGTCTTCGGTTTATGTGGTGAAAATTAAATCTAAAATATTCGCCAGACTGGTAAGCCCAAAAGCAAGAATATCGTTCAGGCACTTTGGACGTCTCCTTACTGCCGTATTCGTTGTATTGCTTGTTATATATCTCCCTGATGGTTTCGATAGAATCAATGGCTGGGGTATCTGGGTTATCACTAATGGCTTTGCAGCATTTTTTGAGTATATCTCTTGCGGTTGTATCTTCTGTTTTCCCAAAGCCTAATATCATTTGACGCTCCTAATAAGGGTTAAGGGTTAGCAATCAATACAAACGATACAAGCGTTTACCATTGTTCCAGAGTCTTTAAAACTGCCTTCGGGTAATTCGATAAATATTCCACCAAGAGAATCAATATCGTCTCTAAATTCCAGAGTTTTACGGTTTTGCCTAAATAATATACTCGCAGACATGACCGATACTACACGACCGCAGCATAAATCAATCATATGACAAACGTGGTCGATGTCCTGTTGTCGGGTAAACGGGGGATTTGCAACAATTTTTGAAAAATGCGGCAAAGTGTCCCAAGCGAGAAAATCAACATTGTAAACGCCCGCCATTTTTTCAGATAGTTTGTCAGCAAAGGGCTTATGAATTTCACAAGCTGTCGTTTTGTAATTTTTTACTATCTCAAGAGCAATCGCACCTTCGCCAGCAGAAGGCTCTAAAACAGAATCATCGGGCTGCAAGTCAGCAAGTTCGATAAGTTGCTTAACAACTGCCGGAGGTGTAGCAAAGTACTGTAATTCTTTTTTAATATCAGCAATTTCGCCGGATAGAATCAAAGTGTCAAGCAAATCACCTATATCATCGGTAAATAAATGGGCTTTGGCTGAACGATTCCACTTGCCACCAGCCAGCTTCAAAACCTTATCAACATCAAGATAAAGTTTCCGGTCAAGCTGTCCATCCGGCAAAAACAGCTTATTATCCTCAATCTTGCATTGCTCTAAAACTTCGATTACGTCTTGTTTGATATTCATACCACCACCTCGTTTCCGTATTTGGCATTAAACTCATCCAACATACCATAAAACCTGCCACGATGGATAACGCCATAAGCCCTAATTCCGTAAATACGCTCGGTTTCGTTCTCAATCATATACCTGCCGGAGGTACCAATATCGACCTTCGTGTATTTCCGGCCTGGCTTGATTGAGGATAAAAACGATTGTTCGTTACCAACAATAGACCCACATAAAGCCAAAAGTCGGCGCTTTGCAATTTCCTGTGCAATTACGGCAAACTGTTGAATTTTGTCTTTTGTGTTCATTTTATACGCTCCTTTTCAAAAACAGGCCCGCCGCCACCTGGAGTGCTGAGAGCGAGCGGGGTGTTAGTAATTAGCGGACAGGGCGATTGTCAAGAAGTTTAACTTCGTGCAACCAGACTTCGTGCAGGGATTTCTCCACTTCTACAATAAGCCTGGTTTCCTTGTCTTTTGTAAAATGGCCGCGAATTAGTCCCATTTTACCTTTTAGCTGGGTCTTAGGGTATGGGTCAAGTGTTACATACCAGCCAATCAAATTAGTTGTTAAGTTTGTCATTTTTATCGCTCCTTTCAAAAAGCAAGGCCATCGAACGACGTTTGCGACATCGAATGTCCGACAGCCTTGCGGGTTAACGGGAATTGTCGCAACCGTCTGAATAAAGTATACCATAAAATCAGTCAAAGTCAAATGGAAAAATTAAAGAATTGATGTAAGTGCTTACAGGGTAAGGAGATAAAATTTTATTTTTATTATCCTTGACAAACATTCAGAATTATAGTAGAGTATAAGTAGTCTATGGCATAAGGGAGTATAAAATTGACTAACTATGAGGAACTCATTCAGGAAATAGCTACGCCGCGTCAATATGAAGCCTGGAAATATTACAGAGCGAAGATGAGGCGCAGCGAAATAGCTGTTAAAATGGGGATTTCTGAGGGGCGGGTAAGCCGGTTAAGGCAACAATTGTTGAAAAAAATAAAGAAATTTTATGAGAGAGCTTGATTTCTCTATACACAAACTATACACACACTACTGTTAAGTGGAAACAGAGAATATGGGCGTTGGAAGGTTACGAGACCGGATAAGTCCTACGGGGTTTATTATATTTCCAACAGGTGAACGGCAAAAGATAAGCTGGGGCTTACCGGCTCAATGTGTCCAGTGCCGAATGGATAGAATGTGCCCTCGCTGCGGCGCCTTACCAGGTGAAGTAAGTTACGACCATAACAGGCTGCAAGCAGGAATTGAGATAAAGGATAATATGGCGTTTTGCGGAGTCTGTGGGTGGAGTTATTCAGGAGAAAGATAGTGGCGACCGTATTAAGAGGTAAACTAAAGGGGAGCGTGATAAAAATACATCAGTTTTGCAATAATTGGATTATGTCTGAGCAAAGCAAGATATTTTCTCCTACATCTTTGGAGTTTAGCGACGAAGAAATTGAGCAATTAAAAAGTGGCAAATCCGGCGTATTGTTTGATTTATTTGAATTAGTAAACAATCGTTTCAAAAGAAGAAAATGACTAAGTTAAGACGAAAGCCCGGCTATTGTAGCGCATATACTAATATAATTGATAAGATATACGCACAAGCTGCCAAAATGACAGGGAGTAAAGACAGTGGTTTTTCACAGGTGGGGCAAAAATGGACAGAACCGGTAAAAATTAGATTTTAGATTAAGGGGCGGTGAAATTTTGGTTGACCCCTGTTCACCGTCCCGATACATAGCAAGGGGTCAAATTAGGGGTCAACAAATGTATAAAAAGTGTAGTAAATGTAAAGAAACAAAGCTTATCCAAGAGTTTTGGCGAAATAAGTCAAATAAAGATGGGTGTGATGATTATTGTAAAAAATGTCGCAAAACTTATTACACGTACAAAAAGAACGAGGTAGCTCGCGCAAAAGCATCAAAAAGATATTATGAAAAAAATAAAATCAATCTCTGTGCTTATTCAAAAGAATATCGACAAAAAAACAAGGCAATAATTAGCGCAAAGCATAAGGTTTATTATGCTAAAAATAAGGAAAAAAGAGCTGAGGCTGCCAAAAGGTATTATCAAAAGAACATAGCGAGAGAGAGAGGCAAAAAGTATGCAAGATATGGTATTACAAAAGAAAATTTTAATCAGATAAGTCGCGCCCAAGGAGATAAATGTGCTATTTGTGGTGTAAAACCAAAGAATAGAGCACTTTGTATCGACCACGACCATCAAACGGGGGAAATGCGAGGTCTATTGTGTTCGAAATGTAATTCAGGGCTTGGATATTTTCAAGACAATGTAAGTTTCCTTGACAAAGCAGCAATATATCTGCGGCGACACAAAATAGGTATTAAGGTTGGTTAAAACAGGTTTCCGAAAATGGCAAACAAGCTTACGTATTACCTGGACTGCATAGATAAGGATTTCGAGCTTATGCATTGCCATATTGAGTCCATTTTAGGTGATTTAAGCGATAAAAACAGGGTTTTATTGACTGAGTTTCAAGCCAAAGTGGTGGAGCTAAAGCAAGATTTCGATGAAGTAAGTCGGGAAATAAGGGAGAATACAAGCTAAATACCGTAAAATGGCAGGAAAACAAACAAAACCACGTAATCTGACAGGCAAGCAAGAGTTATTCAGTAAGTATATATTCATGCTAGGCAGTGAAACATTTGGGAATGGTGTAAAATCAGCACAAAAAGCAGGGTATAAAGGGTCTTATGCTGTACTAAACCAAATAGCTATTGATAACCTACATAAGCCTATAATAATCAGAGAAAAGCAACGCATCCAGACTGAAACTGAGGAAAAGTTAGATTTATCGCGTGAAAAGCAACATAAAAAGCTCGAACTTGCTTTTACATTGGCCGTTAAGACTGAAAGCCCGAGCGCAATGGTATCAGCGATTCGTGAACAAAATGAAATGTTAGGCTATCACAGGGACAAATCGCCCAATACAGAGCGTGAGAGCGCTAAACTCAAGCGTATGAGCGAGGAGACTAAGCGATTAGCGCAGCAGTTAGCGCTGTTATTGACACGTAAGCAGGTTGTTAGTAAGGAGTTAACTACTGAACAGATAAGGAGTTAGAATGGATTGTATCAATAAATGTGGTAACGAGGCCAAAGGGCGCAGTAAATATTGTTCAGTCTCTTGTAAGGTAGCCTATAACCGTAACAAGAAAAGCGTAACAGATGTTACGGTTATCGTTGAAGTCGAACAAAGCGTAACAGAGCGCACACTTACTTTATCTATGCTGGCCAGTCTGCCCGCCGGTGTGTCCAGACCCACAGCCCAGCCTACGTCTGAGGCCGCTGGTGTCCACGCTGCTGCGTTGATGGATGGAATGAATAGATGCTCAGGCATTGAATGGCTCGACTCACCTGAGTATGCTGAGGTAGTTTACAGGCTGCTCACGTCAAGTGTCGAACAGCTTGAGGCTGAAAGCCAGTTCATACCAGCTTGGAAAGTAGCAGCGTGAGAAAAAGAATGCTTAATTATAGCAAGGGGGGGCATCGGGGACGAGGCTTGGATGAGTATGTAAGTACCTACCGACCCCAAATATATTTAATTTTTACGTTAAAGTAATAATGTTGACCTTTTATGGAGAAAGATAATGGTAACAAGAGAGCGCACAATACAGTTAAACGAAGCCCAAAAGTCAGCAGCTATACAGACTTTTGCTTATACTGCACAAGAGGCCACCCTTCATATATACAAAATTCTTTCTACTGGCGCCAATCTGTTTACTTATTGTGGTGAGATTACGTTACAGAAGGCGATAGAGCGGAGAAGGGGCTGTGTAAAGATGGCAAAACAGGCGTTGCGTGGTTTTATTGTATAATTTTGTAGTTTTCTAATACTGGACATATTTAGTGGAGAAAGAAAATGGATAAGGTAAAACGAGATAAAGATGGGATTGTTGCCCTTGAGAATGTACCGGCGATACTGGACGAAATCATTGATTGGATTAACGCCCGTGACGAGCATATTGAATTTATCTTAACTAAACTGAAAGATATTGGCACGGCTGTAATATCGCTTGAGAAAAAGGTTAATCCGTTGCAAGAAGTCAAGCCTTCTATTGAGCAGGAGCTTGAGTCGGGGCTGGACGAAAAGCAGTTTAAGTTCCCTGGCAACAAGACCAAGATAGCAACTTGCACTCGCATATTCCTTCCTGCGGCGAAGTGGGAAGAAGTGGATAAGTCGAAACTTAGTCGTAGGACGGGAGAATATTTTTACTTCCACGACATCCCTGTTTTCAGTTATTCAGGTAATGAAATAATCTTTTGTACGGATTAGGAGAAAGATGGGTAATATCCGCAGAATAAAGAAGTCTTTGAATAAGGCTGTTCCTATGATAAGACCGGCGTTGAGTTTGAGGGTTGCGAGGTCGTTCTTGTTGTTCGCAATCCTATGGAGGCCAAGAAGAAAGCCAAGCGTTTCTTGTTCTTTTTGAATAGGGCGATTTACCGGTCGAAGTTTGTTAATTACGCTGATATAATGGAAGTGAGTTTTGTGGTGCGCAAGAGGTTATTGAATGGTGAACCTATATGGAATTAGAAAACAGAAAGACAAAAGATGCCGTATAAATCAAAGGCCACAGAGAAATCTTGGGGCGTGAGGTATCGCGAGGCCAATAAGGGCAAGATAAGTGCCAGAAAGAAAGCCTACTACGAGGCTAATAAGGACAGGGTAATCGCTAAAATGAAGGCTTATTGCACTGCCCACAAGGACGAGAAGAGGTCTTACGATAAGGTACGGTATGAGGTTAATAAGGATAAAGTGAAAGCCAACCGTGAAACTAATAAGGATAGACTAAAAGACTATATGGCTGTCTACTACAAGACCAATAAGGATATATTTAGGGCTAACCACAGAAAGCGTCGAGCCTTAAAGAGTGGCGCATATCACGAACCTTATAAAGATATTGATATATATGAGCGTGATGGCTGGATGTGTGGGATATGCGGAACAAAGATAAACAGGCGACTGAAATATCCGCACCCGCGCTCAAAGAGTATTGACCATATAATTGCTTTGATTAACGGTGGCGATGATGCGCCAATAAACTTACAGCCGGCACACTTGCGGTGTAACTTAAAAAAACACGCCAGTTTTGGCGGCCAGTTAAGGTTAATAGGATAAATGCAACTTACACCCGAAGAAATAGCGATGGTTGACGCTCCTTACTGGGCGAATTTGAATGGTTTATTGATAGATGGCCGTCCATTTAGTATGGAGGGTCGTGAGTACCAGTTTGAGATGATGCGTTTTAAGACCGAGGACGGCAAGGTCAAGCATAACGAGGTCATTAAGAAGGGTTCTCAGACCGGTGCTACGATTGGCAAGTCTATTGAGATAGCTCACGGCGCGAAGTACGGTTATTATCCACAGGGTATAATTTACTTTTTCCCTTCCAAGACTGCGGTTGAGGAATTTTCCGGTAGTAGGTTCAAGCCTTTATTAAAGGACAATCACGATGTTTTAGGTAGGTTTTGCAACGATATAAATTCTGTTTACACACGCAGGATAGGGAAGACTAATGTAAGTTTTCACGGTTGTTCCGGTACTACCCTCATAGGTGGTATGGCCAAGGACTCTACTCAAGTCCGGATGACTCCCGCCGACTGGATACTTTTGGACGAGCGGGATTTATTTGACGACGAGATGGCTTCTCAGGTCAACCAGAGGCTTGGCAACTCAACAATCCGGCGCAGGAGTGATATGGGTACACCTAAACTTCCTGACGATGGTATTGACCGGCTCTATGGGAAAAGTGATATGCGTCGCTGGATGATTAAGTGTGAATCTTGCCGGAAGTTTACTTGTTTGGAGACTGAATTTCCGCAGTGTATTAAAGTGGTTGACGGTCGCGGTTTTCCTGTTTGTATTCATTGCAGCAGGGAGATTTCTCGTTCTAACGGCAGTTGGCAAATGGATTCACCATCGAGGGAGACAGTTGGTTATTGGTGTTCTCAGCTTTTGAATCCTAACAGGGACTTGGCCCAGGTTCTTAAAGAATACGACGACCCCGGCGCTTATGATACTACCGAGGCTGAGTTTCAGAGGACTGTTCTTGGCAAGGCCTATGCTCGCGCCGAGGACGTATTAAGGGAGACTGAGGTTTATCAATGCTGCACAAGCGACCAGATGGCGTATTCTCACGATGGCCCGTGTGCAATGGGTTTTGATGTAGGTTATCCGCTTCTCCACGTTATCATAGGGCACAGGATAGGTAATGACAGATACAGGATAATTAAGCTGGCTCGTGTTCCCGACTGGAACACTTTGCACGATTTGGCCAAAAGATTCAATGTTAAGGCCACTGTCGGCGATGCGATGCCGGAGAGTCATAAGATACGGGAATGGGGCAAGAAAGAGGCCGAATATGGTAATACGGTGTATCCCTGTTATTGTACACCTCATCTGAAAACTTTTGATAATTGGGGTACGGACAATATCGTAAAGGTGAATCATACCGATATATTCGATGAGACCCATCAGATGGCGATTAATCCCGGCCGGATGTTAATTCCGCGCCGATGTAATGAGGTTGACATTTTCGTTCATCAGATGTGCAATCGCGCCAAGTTCTTAGAGACGGACACTAAGGGTAATGTTTCTTATCGCTATAAGAAGACCGGCGACAAGCAAGACCATTACCGGAGTGCCTTGAACTTCTTTTTCTTAGCGTGTAAGAAAGTCGGAATCCCTGAAGTACACAGAAAGAAACAGAAGGAAGTTACGCAAAATATGGAGTTTCATTTATAGGTGATAAAATGCCGGTAAGAAAATCAGGAAGTAAGTGGAAAATGGGTTCAAAAACTTTTCGCAGTAAGGCAAGTGCCGAGCGAGCGTATTCTGCATATCGAGCTAAAAAACATAAGAAATAGGAGAACATAATGACCAGAATAGACAAAGAAGCATTGAAAGCAAAGAAAGAGGCGGCAAGGGCTAATCAGTATCCGAGGAAACCGGAACCAGTGCCAGAACCCGCACCGGAGCCTAAGCCGGTTAAGAAGGCTAAGAAAAAAGTGGTTAAGTCTCGACCCAAAAAGAAGGTGAAAAAGAAAACTAAGAAGCGCAGGAAATGAGAGCGGGTGAAACAGAATCTTATCTAAAGCAGTATTTTTGGAAAGCCGGCGGCACGATAATTACTCAGCAGGCTTTGCTCGGCGCATCTGCGCTTACTCACGCCGCCGCCAAGGCTTTGGTTGCCGCCAAGAAGGTCTTAATAGAGATTCCTCAAGGCTGGCTGGCGATGGAGTTGCGGTTTTACAGCGATGCTGCTGCCAATACTTCTGATGTAATTCAGTTGTATATGGCTTCGACTTCTGATTCCAATCCCGACCATTACAGACATTTTGCGCAGCTTACTAATCTGGTAGGTACGCAGGAGTACGGCAGTAATAAATTCATAGATACTATTACCCCTGTCGATATGTGGCTTTCTCGAAACAAAGCTGTAAGCCCTGCAAACAATACATTTGGTAGTTATATTTTTAATACTCACGGGCACAGTCATATTTTGGGTATAGTGAGCACACTTAATTCGACAACTTTAGGTGTGGAGTACAAAAAGGTATGAGTAACGAAATAGCACACGGCTACGACAGCGCAGCGACTTTGTATGCTCATATATACAGGTTCAGCGATAAATATATTTACAGTACAACCAATAGTGCGTTTGAGGCCGTAGGGACGTGGAATGACGCAAGGGCGCAAGCGTGTGACGTAGCAATGACGGCGGCGGGCGATACTCATTTTGCCAATTTCCCGTCAGTGGCAAGAGGAGTATATTTTGTGTTAATAAAAGTTCAGGCAGGCGCTAATCCTGATACTGACGACAGAGAGGCCGGTCAGGGCGTTATCTATTGGGATGGAGCAAAGGAAATTGATGTATTTACTGAAATGATGTCTTGGTTAAAGAATGGGTAAACTAAAAGGAAAAAAGCTAAAATACAAAGGTGCTGGCAAAGGCAGTAGGCGCAGGCCGACTAACGAAAAGAAGTATCGGGAAAATTACGAAAAAGCGTTTGGGAAACACGAGGCTAAAGATGGACAAACAAAAACAACGGCTTAAAAAAACGACAGCGGAATTATTCTCTGAAGGGATGGCTGCTAAAATAGCGAGCAGAATCATTGTTAAACAGGGTGGATTATTTCTTGCCGGTGAAGGGGGCGGCCCTCTGTCTGTCTTGGCGCAGGGTGATGAAGGGCCACAAGGCGCAAGAGGGCCGCAAGGTGCTAAGGGTGAACAGGGCAACAGGGGACTCATCGGTTTGTCTGGAGAATCTGGCCCGGCTGGGTCAGGAGGTGCCAAGGGTGTTAAAGGCGATAAGGGCAACTCTATAATTGGCCCGCAGGGTAAAAAAGGCGATAGAGGCGAAGATGCCGTTGGAGTTAGAGGCCCGAAGGGCGACAGGGGCGGAAAAGGTGATAGGGGTCTTCCCGGCCCCCGTGGAACAATGGGATTGACAGGCGATAAAGGTATTCCCGGCGCACAAGGCACACAGGGCGCACCAGGCAAGGCGATTCGTGGCGATAAGGGAGAGTGCGGTGAGCAGGGCGAACCGGGTATCATACCAACAGAAGTCCTTAATATAATAAATCGAATAGCCAATCTTGAAAGGAAATTACTATGACTGGTGGTAGACCAAAAATACAAACTCCCGCAGACCCGGCCGCAAGTCCTCAACCCATTCCTGGTCGTGAGGAAGAGGAGGCCAAGAAGAAAGTCAGGCAGAGAGCAAGGCGTGGCGGTAGGGAAAGTACGATACTTGCCGGCAGAATGACTGCTCAACGGAATAATATCCTTAAAACCGAGTTGGGTTGAAAATGGCAAACGTAGAAGATTTGATAAAACGAATGGCGCGGTTCGAAGAGGACAGGTCGAACTTTGATTCTCAATACCAGGACTGCGCAGATTATGCAATGCCTCAAAACAACCAGATTACCCGCAAAAAGGCTAAGGGCCAGGTAGAGGACGACTTATTTGATACCACTGCTGAAGAATCTCTTATCCAGTTAGCGGCGGGTCTTTATTCGTATATGTTCCCAACTGAGGGCAGGGCTTTTGTTTTAGAAGTTGACGACGATGAGTTATCTGAAAATGATGAAGTGAAACAATGGCTGGAAAAAACCACAAAAGTCATACATAAATTTTTAGTAAGCTCTAATTTCCGGCAGGCGTTTTTTGAGTTCCTGAAACAGTTGGGTTGTTTTGGTACTGCGTGTCTCTACGAGGAAAAGGGCAAGAAGACCCCTATTGTGTTTATAAACTTTCATATATCCGGGGTTTACATAGCCACAAATTCCGATGGTATAGTTGATACAGTCTTTAGGCCTTTTGAATATACTGCTCGTCAGGCTGTTCAGGAGTTCAAAATAGATAACCTCGGCGATAAGATAACCACTGCATATAACAGTCCTGAACAACGGGACAAGAAATTCAAATTCATCCACGCCGTATTCCCAAGAGAAGAGTACGACCCGGAAAAAGACGACCCTGTAAATATGCCGTTTGTTTCTATATATATTTCCCGTGATGAGAAACTACAAATCAGCGAAGGCGGCTATCCGGAACTGCCATATCAGGTTGACAGATTTGATAGGGACGCTCAAGAGGAATACGGTCGGTCGCCGACAATGAAGAAACTGCCTGATATTAAAATGGTCAACGCTATGCAGAAGACCCGTATTAAGGGATGGGAGAAACAGGTTGACCCGCCCGCTTTAGTGCCGGACGATGGTTCTATATGGCCTATGGCTACTCAACCCGGTGGGGTTATCTTTTATCGTGCTGGTGGTGATAAACCTGAATACTGGGAGTTTAAGGGTAATCTCAATGAAATGGAAAAAGCCATCCTTACTATCCAGCAGAATATTCAAAAAGGTTACTTTATTGATATGTTCGACCCGTTGATTGACCGTCAGAATATGACCGCCACGGAGGTAATGGCAAGGGTGGAGCAGAAGATGAGGTTCTTAACTCCGATTATCGGGAGACTCCAAAGTGAATTATTCAATCCTATGATTAACAGAATTATCGGGATATTATCAAAACAGAACAAATTACCTGAAATGCCTAAAGAGTTGACGGAGCAAGAGTTCAGTGTAATGTATCTTGGCAGGCTTGCCTTGGCGTTAAGGACGTTAGAGTCTGAAGGTTTAGCACAATTATTGCTTGAATGGGCGCCGATGGCTGAAATATCTAATCACTTAGACAACCTTGATACTGATATGGCCTTTAGGGACTCGGCAAGGAATCGTGGTGTACCTGCTACGTGGCTGAAAGATACGGATACGGTTAAATCCGACAGAATAAAGAGAGAGCAAGCTGCACAGCAGGCGGCGCTTATGGAACAAATACCAGACTTTGCAAAGGCCTCAAAGGCGGCGGGGACGAAACCAGAAGAAGGTTCAATTACGGAAGGATTGATAAATGCAGCAGCCTAAAATAGAATTAACAGATGAACAAAAGAAAATAGTTGCAGAACGAATACATCGCTCTGCAAGTATGCAGAGGACGTTTAGTGGTGTAGATGGTAAGTTTTCGCTTAAAGAGATTGACATACTGACCCATTACAAGGGCAATACGTTTGACCCTAATTCATATAAGGCTGCATACAATGCAGGGCAGCAGTCTGTCGCGGTTTTTATACATAATTGTATAGACCAGGATATTGACGAAGCACAAAAACTTTTAGGAGAAAAGAAATGAGAATGAAATGTAGATTTTGTGAAAACAAGCGCAAAGAAGGTGTGGAATGGTATGATGACGATTATTGTAGCGGCAAATGCAAGATTGCTGATGGCGGAATAGTTGCGCCGGTAGCCGAACGTATCAAAACTTCTGGTACAGTGGCTTCGCTGGACGATTATTATCTTGACTACCCCAAGAAACTTGGCCAAAAAGATGCACGTGGCCAGAGGATAAAGGGCCGTATGCCAAAGCGGTATCGGCGCAGGTTTGACCCTGAGAAACTTAATTGGGATGAACCACTTAATGCTCCAGACCTTAAACAGGCAGGATTCAGGGCCAATCGAAAACCGATACCGGGCGACTATGATTTTGCGGAACAGGAGGTGGAAAATGAAGAAACTAACTGATTATTTCAGGCGTGGATTTTTGCCGCTTTACAGTTTTGCCGATGATGATGGCGGAGGCGGAGGCGGAGGCGGAGGCGGAGGCGGAGGCGATGCCCCGACAAGTGTTGTGAACACTGATGGTACTTTTGTCGAGAATTGGAATGACAAGTTCGGTGAAGAAAACAAAGCTCATCTGTCGAGATATAAGACTTTCGACGACCTTGTGAATTCTCACGTAGCAACGAAAAAGAAGTTCGGGAAAAACCCCGATTCGCTGATTGAAATACCGACTGAACATTCTTCCGATGAAGTCAAGGCCGCTTTCAAGAAGGCCCGTGGTGCGCCTGATAGTATAGATGCTTACGAATACGCTTTGTCAGATGAAATGGCGGTAAAGCTCGGTCCTCTACGAGACGACCTGATGGCAAAGGTGAAAGACCACGCCCACAAACAGGGATGGAGTCTGCAGGAGTTTAAGGCAAATCTCGATTTGTATCACGATATAATGTCTGGTGATATAGACGCTTTTGGCGAGCAGACCACCAAGCAGACCGCAGAGGCCGCGGAAAAAGCCGCAACTGAACTCAAGCAGTTATGGCTTGGCGACTACGATACGAAGGTTCAACGCGCCCAAAGTGTTATGGAAAAATACGGCGGAGTGGATGCTGTGGCAGAGTTGAATTTACAGAACTCACCTACTTTGATTAAGTTCCTTGATAATATCGCAGAGTCTATGTCCGAAGATACCCTGAAAGGTCTCAAGGGTTCACCTGCATCAACAACGGCGAATATAAAAACCCAGATAGCTGAGATTCGCACCAGAATGGATAAGATAATAAAAGACAATCCCTCCAACTTCAAAGGGAATGTTGAATTTAAGGATTTAATGAAGAGAAAATCAGAATTGTATAAATCAATGCCGAAATAGGCATTTACTTCAGATTACCGCATTTTATGCGCCCTGATGCTTAGTGCTAAAGTAGCACCGCCCTAACGAGGCGAAAAAGCGCAGGAAAGCCCCGCAAGGATTACCTTTCCGTCCGTAGAATTTAGACAATTTTAACGTTTTTGGAAAGGAAAATCCTATGAGTATTTCAATGAGTTACAGCACGCCGAACTTCTTCGTTGATGAGTTTCACGATGATTTATATCACGTTTGTCAACAGAAGGAATCTCGGTTTGCGCGGACGGTACGTACCGAATACGGACTTATCGCCGCAGAAGACAAAGCCTTTGATATGATGGACGAGTTTGAGTTGCAGGAGAAGACAGGCAGAAGTCCTGTAACTCCCACTCTTGACCCTTCCACTCAAAGGCGATGGGTTACAACCACACCGTATCACCAATCTGTACGATACGATAAGGATGATGACCTTAGTATTAAACTTGAATTGACGGGCGATTTCGTTACCGCTTTCAGGCGTGGCGTAAACCGCAAAAAGGATGACATTGTAATCGCTGCGTTTGAGGCTGCAACCACTTCAGGCCGTAGGGCCGGAAGTACAATCACGTGGGCTTCGCAGGGGGGTAACACTGAATACACCGGACTGAACACCGGACGTACTATTCATCACGACAGCGATGTTGGCAACTGTAGTGCTTCTGATACTGGTATGACAACCGAGAAGATTGAGCTTGCCCTTGAGTATTTCTCCAATAACGAAGTTGACGACGACATTCCTATCTGGTGTGCAATTTCACCGAGACAAGCTACAAATCTCTTTGGTCAGGAAGAGTATGTCAACGTGGATTACAATGACCAGAAGCCTCTTACTATGGGTCGGTTGCTCGGCAACTGGATGGGCGTCAACTGGATAAGCACGCCTAAGATAGTCCTTGGTTCGCAAAATGACACCAACGGCAATACCAATGTGTTTGAATGTTGGTGCTGGGCGCAGGATGGGATGATTCTCGGCGTAGCCGATGAATTGACTATCGAGATTGACAGATTACCCACCCATTCTTATTCACAACAGGTTTACGTCCATATGAATATGGGCTGTATGAGATTCGACGAAGACAAAGTTATCAAAATCGAATGTGAAGTATAAACTTAATTTTGGCTGAATAGTCCAATTTTTTGAAAGGAAAAAATTATGAGTTACGATAATTTATTTTTGGGTTCGACCACAGTGCCGAACCACACACAATGGCGAATCAAGGCTGAAAATCTTCTGGCTGATTGTAATATATGGACACCAACTGTGGATAAAAGATTTCCACTTGGTGCTATTGCAGAAGCAAGAGATGGTCGTATGTGGCGATATGCCAAAGCCGCTGCAACTGAAATTGCAAAAGCATCTTTAACATCTGCTGCTACCCCAGACGCACAACAAATTGATTCACTGATTCAAACAGCCTATGGAGCGTCTGCTGGAGTCAAGAAGTTTGATGTTTTGCTTACCACTGCCAACTTGTTAGTAGCCGATGATTTGATTGATGGGTGGCTATTGGTTGGTGATGGTGGTACGGCAATGAGTGATATGTACCTCATCAAGAACGCCAAATGGACAACCAGCGATACCGTCCTGAATGTTGAAATAGCAGATGCAGGTGGATTGCGTAATGCTATTGCAGCTACTGATGATATTGTTGTGTTTGCGAACAAGTGTTTTGAAACAGTGGTTAGTCCAGTTGACCCTGTATCTTCTTTGGTTGGTGCAACAATGACTATCATTCCAGCGTCGTATTACTATTGGGCACAATTCAGGGGTTACTGTGCCATACTGTGCGATGACACTGATACTCTTGTTGCAGGTGATATAGTATGTTCGTCTGAGCAAGTTACTGGTACGGTTCACCTTAACGATGCACTTACGGACGATGTTCCGATTGGTATTTGTATTTATATCTCGGCAACGGACGAGTGTACCATTGTGGATATGTTAATCCCATAAAGAAAGGAGTACAAAATGAAACGTTTATTTACAATTTGTTTAGTTTTACTGCTTTGTGCTTCTGCTACTTATGCAAGAAAAACTACACAAGGCGACGATTCGACTGCGATTGCTGTGGTAGATGGGATTGTTGACGACATCCTAATACTTAGTAGCGACATCTTGGCGTCTAACAAAGTGGGTGGTGATGTATTTTATGTCAACAGTAACGCAACTGGTTCTGGTACTGGAGCCGATTGGACTAACGCAGAGGTAACAATCGAGGCGGCTGTAGATGATTGCACCGCAGGCGCAGGAGATTGGATAATGATTCATCCTTCTCACGCCGAGGATGCTGGCACTGCTTTTGTTGACCTTGATAAGACCGATGTTACCGTTTGGGGCATTGGTAATGGTACTCGTTTACCTACAGTGAGTTACAAGGTATCAACTGACACGTTTATTATAGGCGCTACTGGTGATGGTACTAAGGTTCACGGTATTAAGTTCATCGCAACTGTTACGGCGGTAGCAAGTGCTATTGTCGTAGAGGCCGGATGTACTGACTTTGTTATCGAAGATTGTGTATTCGAGAGTGAAACTTCAGGTACTGACGAGTTTGTTGATACCATTTATGTATCAGGAACAGCCAGTGATAGAGGTACAATCCAACATTGCAGATTCAATAGTGATATAGGTGCTAATGCAGGCCCACAAGCGTCTATTAACTTTATTGACTGTGATTATCTTCAAATCATAGACAATGAGTTTTCTGGTGATGTTGCCGTTGCTCACATCCAGAATGAGACTACAGCCTCGAATTTCATCACGATTAAGGACAACAGGATTATGTGCGGTTACATCGGCGACGCTGCAACTACTTTAGATGTTACTCCTGGCATAACACTTGTAGCAACAACTACCGGATGGATTCAGGATAATTTCGTTGTTACAAATGTTGCAACTCCTGACTTGGCTATTGTTGCTGCTGACTGTTATCTCTCTGGCAATACCTACACTGAGCTTCAGGGCAGTGCGTTTGCAGCCGTAGGTATTGGATATGTCCCTGGTAGAGAGTATGTAGTAAATATGACTATGCCAGCCGCTGATGACGATAATTTGTTTACCATTGCTGGCGGGCCTGTTTTGATAACCAGTTTATCTTTCTATTGTACAACTGATGTTGATGGGACGAATACCTGGACTATCTGGTTAGATGCCACTGACACCCAAGACGTTGAGCTTTCTTCTGCTGTTGATGTAGCTGCCGCAAACGATGGCGACCGGATATTGTTTGATGGCGCAAATCCTGCTGCGATATTACTATTGGCTCAAACTGCTAACGTAGGTAGCGCTAACTTGATGAACCCTTGGTACTGTGAACCGGGCGTGATAGCCCTTATCAACGACGACAGTGCCCAAGCTGGTGTATTCGATGTCTATATGACTTTCATCCCTCTGAAAGCAGGCGTAACAGTTACACCAATGTAAGTTTTAATGGGGACGGCTTTTACACCGTCCCCTTATTTTTAAGGAACACAAAATGAAAAAACACACAGGAAAAATAGCCATAGCCGCATTGCTCATTATAGCTTGTATGGTTATTGTTTACGTGGTATCTCCTGCCTTTGCCGTTGTCAGGTCATACGACCAGGATGTTCAGACAATTTCAATGGACTCTGTATTATCTGGCGCTACAGACGATATGTTCACTGTTACCGGTGGCCGGATTGAGATTGTATCTTTATTTGGCGAGTGCACCACGTCTATTGGAACTGTTGGTGTTACCGACATATATCTTGACGCCACTGCCGGTGCAGCCTACGACCGCGATTTTTGCACAGCAGTAGATATTGACGCCTTGGTTGCAGGAGGTATTGTTACGTTCACTAACGCCGTAAGTGAGGG